TTGGTTTTCTTTTAAATATTTTTTTAATTTTGTTTAACATTATGATCCTAACAAAGTTTTGTTTTCTGTTTCTGCTTCTTCTTTAACGCCTAATGGTGAAGTTAGAATGGTAGACTTACGACCTCTTCTTTTTCTTTCTACTGCTGCCTGTTCTGCTGCAATTCTTTCTTTTTCTTCTGCTGAGACTTCTGCCGAAGGTGGTTCTGGCAAAGGTTGAACTGGTGGTAGTGCTGGCATCTTTGGTCTAAAAATTGAACCCATAATTATATAATCCTATACTCATTCTCTGCTACACTTTGTGGTGCAGTTTGTCTAGTATTAATTTCTTGTAGTCCAACCGCTAGATACCTCATAGCATCCGCTGCGTGTGAACTCCAATCGTGTACAGGCTTTGATCTAAACATTCTATCTTTATCTATATATTTCCTGTGGTAATGTCTTAACGCATCTATTAACTTTTTGCAATGGTCTGTATCTATGTAACATCTAGGCAAGGTCATTGTAGTGGCGTGTATGCCATCCTCAAGTGGTATTTTTGGTACTACCTTAAATCTTATTCCTAATTGATAGGCGACCTCTCTCCTGGTCTTACCATTGCCAAAATCTGTAACTTCAATGTCGTGTGGTGCATAGTGATCTTTGTAGACATAATCTTTCTCTTTAATCATCTGTATGTAATAAGGTAATCCTTGACCTCTCTCTTCATGGTAGTCAATAATGTTTATTGCTGTTCCAAGTTGCTGATAAAATATAATAGCACTATGGTCGGAGACCCCAAGATCCCATGCTGTAGAAACTGGTAGTGCAGGATCGTAAGGTGTTCTTGTTAGTTTCTTTTCATCTTCCATCTTGCCAATCACATCTCCATATATAGCTCCTTCAATGTTAGCTATCCAATCGCACTCAAATTCTTGGTTGTACTTCTTGTCACCCATAACTTCTTTTGCCTTGACCAACTCTTCTTCATCTACAATCTTAGTCTCTGATGCTTTTGCCTTATAGTTAAACCAATCCTCCGCACCTTGTGCGTGTTGATATAGTTCGTAGAAGTTGTTGTTCATTCCAGCAGGTGTACCAATAAAGACACAGTAGCCTTTTCTATCTGATAAAGCTGGTCTAATAATCTCTGGGAATAGTTTGCTGTGAACATTAGCATACTCATCAATAACACAACCATCAAGATATATACCTCTTAATCCATCTGAGTTCTCTGCTCCTAGTAATGTTATTCTAGCACCATTGGGTAAATCAACTCTAAGTTCAGTTTCGTTAAATTTAATATAAGGGATCTTATCTGTAAACTGTTTCATGTAATCCCATGCAATACTCTTAGCTTGTTTAAAGGTTGGTGCAATGTAGGCAAATCTTGGGTTTTTCAATTTACACATTAGTGCAGATTTTATGAGGTGGTTAATCATGCAGACGGTTTTGCCAAATCTCCTGTGGCAAACTAGCACACTCCATCTATGTTTATCAATCTGTTGGTGTAATAATTTTTGATGCTTTCTTGGTGTGTAGGGTATTTTAATATCCATATCTAGTGTATAGATTTATTTTTATACGCATCATTGGGTATGTAGTCAAAGTCTAGTTTTTTCATAGCAAAGACGCTAAATAGTTCTGCTTGTTTTGAACTACCAAATCCATAGAACTTTATTATTACATTGTTGCTTTCTTCTTCAATATAACAGATTGATTCTACATCTTCTAAGTCAAGGTAATCCATATACTACATTTAGTGTATTTCAAAAAATAGTAAAATAAAAAATTTAGATTAAGTGTGGATAAAAGGGGGTGGGTTGTTTTAGAGAACTGTCTGTGTGGTTGTGGAAATTATCCATGTATATATATATATACAAAGCGTGGCGTTTCTGGGGGTATAGGGGGGGGTAGCTTTTTAAAAATAAAGGGTCCTAGCTCTATATATATACTTTTTTTTATTAACGATAATTAAACATTATCAATAGTAATAATATTTATTCTTTTATATTGGTTGATGGTACTTAGATTAGTTCTTATCCGATTGTTTACGCTAAGAATAAAAATTCGTTGATGAATTAGGATAACAACTTTATTAATATATATTCTTTTAACTATTATTCTTTTAACTTCTATTCTTTATATTCTTTTAACTATTCTTTTAATTGGTTCTTAATATATCCAGGTTTTATGCTTTATATATCCTGGTTCTATTCTTTTATCTTTTATTATTACAAAATATTACAAGCTACATTAGAATTATTATAAAGTGTAAATATATCACACATTGTTGCAATATTATCACACATAAATAATTTTATAAATATATCTTTTTTGTATTGACTTGCATAAATATATATATACTAATCAGATATGTTTAAAATAAATCAACCAATAGGAACTAATACAATGACACAAAAAGAAACAATAAAAACAATAAAAGACGCTTACAGCTCATTAAGAGTATTAAATAATATAGATTGGAAATCATATAGAGAAGATATTTACAATCTTGAAAAGCAATATGAAAAAAATCACAGAAATTATTGCAATGGTAGAGAGTTCAATATTACTGTAGATCTATCGGCTAAATTGTTTGTAGTTCAGCATATTGCTTCAGCTCTTAAAGGTACTAGGCACGAAGTTAAAAGCTATATACATTTAAAACAGTCTATATTTTTAGCTGAAAGCCTGGTTATTAATTATGAAGATAAAATCAAAGAAGCATTAAAAGATTTTGATTTGAACCAATTATGTAATTTAGATTATTCAATTTTAATAGAAAAAAAAGTTGCTTAATACTATTGACAATATAACTCTATTATGTATATTAATAATAAACTAACAAAGGGAAAAAACAATGACACATAAAAACAATGACCCATTTGGATTTAACAAAGCAATTAATTATAAAGCTTTAGATAATCCAAAGGTATTAAACGAAGTTGCAAACATGTTTGGTATTGAACCAATAACAATAAATGCAGGGGATATAATTAAAGGTAAAAAAAGTGAGTTAGAAAAAATAATACCTAACAATAATTATAATCCTAATGATAGTTATAAAAAAGCTGTCAATACTTTAAAAAGAAAATTAAAATAATAAAACTTTAAGGGGTCTTTATAGACCCTTTAGAGATTTATTAAATAATAAATCATAACTAACAAAGGGAAAAAACAATGATTAAATATGTAATACACGCAAAAAAATGGAGAGATAAAACTAATGGTAATACCTACCACGCTTCAAGGGTACTTGATACAAAAAGACAACTACAATTAGCTGTTGAATTTCAATATGGCTATGGTGATCACTTTAGAACAACAGCACAAGATGAAATGATTAAACAAGGTTGGATTAAAGAAAACTTTAAAGGCTTAGATTATCAAAATATTCATTTTGTAGTTGAGGAAGATTGTAAAAAAAGAGATGTTGTGAAATGGGGGAACGCATAATGAAAAAAATAATAATAAATATAAGTATGTTTTTATTTGCTCAAGCTGTCTTTATAAGCTTTATAATGTACGCTTTGCACGTTTGGTCCATTCAAGGGGGTGCAATCTAATGAATAAAGAAACAAAAAAAGCTATTGATAGACTTAATCAAATTATAAATGATTATATAAATATATTTGATAGCAATAAAAAAGAAATAAAAGAAATAGAAAAATCACTAAAAATATTAATAAAAAAAATAGGGGGATTTAATGCCTAATAAACTAATAGAAAAAATAAGATCTTATTTAAAAGAAATAGACCTTGATAGCTTACAGCATAAGTACCAGGAACCATCAACCAATGACGACTTTGTAGATTATCAACCATTACCACAAAGCTATATTAATAGCCTTGATGATAGTAATAAAGAAAAAATGCTACAAGAAATAGCGGATAGGAATGGGTTTTAATATGATTATATTTGGAAAACCAATTCATAGAAAGTACACAAAAAGTGTTACAATCATTGGTTTAATTGTAACATTAATAACAATAACAATAATAATAATAATATAAAGGGGAATAAATGGAAAATCAAATACCATGTGATAACTGTGATTTGTTAGAAAATGAAAGTAAGTTAATTGAAACATTTGACAATGAATTATTATGCTCACCTTGTTATATTAAAAAAGAATTTAACACAGAAAATGAGAAAGGGGAATAAATGACAATAATAAAATGTAATAATTGCGAAGCAGTTTATGATGAGGATAAAATTAATATTCTTGAATGTTGCGAATGTAAAACTGATGAGTATTTAATAGAAGATGACAGTAATCAAAATCTAGAACAAGCATTAGATTTTAAAATAAATAAATGGGGTTTTTAATATGAATAAACAATTAACAAAAGGGGAATAAATGACAAAATACAATTATACTTACGAGGAATACTCACAAGATACAAGATCATTTGAAATTGAAAGTGATGTAAAACTAACACAAGAAGAAATACAAGATATAGCTCTAGGTTGTACTTTTACTGATGGTTATACTTATGTAGGTGGTGAAAAAGATAAAAGGTTTAAAGCTACTTTTACGGGTACTGAATATGGTGATGATACACAAACTGAATATGGTGGTGATGAAATAATTGAGGAAGATGAAGAGGATAATGAAGATGAATAAACAATTAACACAACAGAATTTAGATGAGCTTTTTTCTGAAAGAAAAATACTTCAGCTACAGAAACAAACTCTTTTAAATATATTAAGTGCTAAAGGAATAATTTACACTTACTATAAAAATAAAAAGCTAACAAAAGGGAACTATGACAAATAAAATAGAAATAACAAAAGAAAATTTAGAAGAATCTTGTGATGGAAACTATTTTTCTGATGATGTTGCTGTTAAATATGATTTACAAAATGGTGAAATTAATGTTGTAGCTTATTGTATTTGTAAAAATACAGCAAATAGTATGGCTAAAGGTTTAAATTTATATAATAATTTAAAAGAAGAACTTTAATCTTTATCTGGTGTAGGTGCTGAAACATCTTCAGCGTTTACATCAATTAAATCTTCATCATTAGAGGACCAACTAATCTTAATATTGCTGTCAGTTTTAACATCAATCTTTTGTTTTTCCTGGAACAAAGAAGAAATTCTAGGTGCTAACCACTTCAACCAATCTTTTTTTTCTCTAATAAATAAGAGTTCATTGGGTTCAATATTTGAGGGGTCAGTATCAAAAATCTTTAACATCTTCTCAACAAGTGTCTTGATACCTATTTCTTGAGCTTTATCATACTCACTTTTGAAGTTTGGATTTTGCTCTAAATATTTGTAGAAAGTCATCAAGCTGATTTGTAAGTCCTTTGCTATGTCTATGGATAGACCTCCAGCGTAAGTAGTGTCTAGAATAGTATTTTGTTCGGTATCTGTTAGACTTAGTAGCTCGTTCTTGTTCTTGGGTGATATAGCTTTTGATTTCTTCATCTGTTTTATCCCTAAAGTTTATTAGATTTTTTAATATTTTTACCTTTGTATCTATAGCAATATTATCGTTCTTGTATAGACCCTTATATTTTCTTGTCTTACTATTGATTGTTTTATTACACCCATGAAAACGACACAGCATACGCCTGGTAGTAGGGGTAAAATACCCTTTAGCTTTACATCTTCTAGGTTTACCTAATTTAATTGAGGTCCTAGTATTAGCTTCACATTGTATCTTTATTTTTCCCATGGTTTAATTCCGTTTCTTTTATTGTATTCTACTTTCTGTCTATATCTAACATTGCTTTGTTTCTTAACATTATTTAAAGCTGAGATAATCTTTTGAGGGTGTACAAAATTAGTATCTTTTTCAGACAGCAGTTCTTCCTTTCTTTGAATGGCTAATTTACAGTAGTATTTATTATTATTATTTGTTTTTAAGGTGGACAGGGGGAGCTTCGATAATTCATCAATCATAAATTCTTTATTTTTTATATTGGTTATTACAATAGCACCTACCTCGTCAGAACTATTCACATATTGGTTATTGTTATACTGTTCTTCTAATGTCAGTATATTTGAAACATTGCGTGTGTATTTTTGAAACATAGGTGTTTCAGATTTAAACACGACCTCTTTTTCGACACGTAAAAACTTGCTATTTACATGGTACGTTTTTCCACTTCTACCCATAGTCATTTTAATAATATGTAGCTTCTCCAAAGTCATTAAAGTTCTATGAATTGTGGTCCTGGAAAGTTTGGTGTCAGCTTGAATGGTGCTATGTCTTAACCCACATTTATAATCGTTCTTCTTCCAAGCATATTTCATTATAGATAGATAGACAGATAGGCAGTTGGCTTTAGATGTACCAGGAAGTTTATCAAGATGGTGGTACAAGGTGTAAGTCATCATTAAATAAGACCTATTTACCATACATACATACTTTCTGGTGCTTAGCTTGTATCTGTCTTAATATGTCTACCCAATCGTTCTCAGAATGGGGTCGTAGTGGCGTATAGATGGGTGATTTTTGAGCAACTCTAAAGGTTAGGCTATCTCTGGTCGTTTTTTTATAATAGACCAAAAAAACAGGCACTTTGAGAGCTTGTCCAATCTGTTCTACAATGTTCGTGTACTTCTTTTTATCAGAACCTGTATCATATAGATGTTCAATGATTGCTAAAGGTTTCCAACACCCTTTGTTACCACATATTTCAACGCTATCCACATCACACATAGCAATGCCATCATATTTTCTATGGAACTTACTATATAAATCCTTATCAAAGTATTTAGCGTGTCGCATTGTTCCCTTTATTTTTTAGTTTTTTCTTTTAATAATTGTTTTAATATAGTTGTTGTTGGATTAAAATCATAATCGGAAGAGCAACCAATTAATAAAAAAAATATTACAATATATTTCATTACTCGGTTTTTTCTAATGCTTCTTTTAATTCTTTTATCTCTTCTTTTAATTTATTGATATGATAATCTTTTATATCATTTTGTGTTTCAAGGGTGTCAATAGTTTTTTTTAATTTTTCTATTTCTTCAGCATCTTCAAACATACCCGTATTTGTCATTTTTTTTTATACTCCTTTATTGTTTTTTCACTTGGATAATAAACTTCAACTAAGCAATGACATTTGGGACAAGATAAATTACTTACCATACTATAATCTTCATTCTCTTCTTCTATATCATGGTCTCCACCCCATATTAATTCTGAATTACAATGCCAACAGTTCATTTTAATACCTCTATTTTTTTGTTAAAAATAACAACAGCACTAGGAAAAGGAGCAGAATTTTTTTCAGAAAATTTTAATCTACCTCTTATAAATCTTATAGTTCCTTTCATACAATAATCATGCCAATAAGCAGTATCAGTTCTAGCAGGTATTAAACAAACTACTAATGCACCTTTTAAACTTTCATCATAGGCTTTTTTAATCCAATGTTTTATTTCCCTACCATAAGGGGGATTCATAAATACAATTTCATTAGACCAATCTTTACTTAAACCATCATCATTTTGAGTATAAAAATTTTTACATTTGGCATTATCTTTTGTGCAACATGGGTCTAATGTAAAATTAAATTCTTTATCTAATTTATCATAAAAATTAATAGGTGTAGTCCACTCATTACTTTTACTACTAAAATGAACATTCATTTTAATACCTCTATCTTTTTAACAACTGATCGTGGATATACAGTCACATTTCCAATGTTAAGTTTATCACCATCATAATTAAATGAAGTAAATATCTTAACTGTTTTAGTATCTTTAGAAAATAAATAACCTATATCTTCACACCAAGCGAAATTCATTTTACTAACATCATCAAGACTGTCAAACCATGAATTGTCATTTAAAATATCCTGCCAAATTATTTTAACTCTTTTGTATTTAAACTTGGGTGTTCCACCAGGCTTCATATAGATCCTTTATAGTAACTTTATTTTTTGTAACTTCTATAATTTTCTTAACCATCTCTGGATTTGGAAAACGTTTTATCTTAGATGTCAAGCACCATCTCTGAGTTGATGTTCCTGGATTTTGTACACCTTGTATGCCAAGCTCTAACCCAAAATTATAATAGGATAAACCTTTGTCTTTTCTGTATTCCTCTAATGTCATAATTCCTTTCTTTATTTATCTAATATAGAGGTATATATTATATATTTTATTTGACAACAAGTTTTATTAGTTTATAAGTGTGGAAAAAAAAACAAAGGAACTTATGAAAACTCAAGAAGAATTAATACAAGAAGCATTTGCTTTTTATAATGGTGGTAAAGGATTAGATCATTGGTCTTATAGTTCTACATCATCACCATTTTCAAAAAATATAATTAACTATTCTTTTCCACAAGAGGTAAGAAGAAATTTTGCTTTTAGATACAAACCAAACTTTGGAAATTTAGTCAACAACACAGTTCAAAGATTAATTGCAGACACTATATGGACATCAGAAAAAAGTGTAATAGTTGAATGGGATAGAGACTATCAATTAAATTTTGATAATGAATTAAAACAAATAAAAAACAAACCACCAGTAGACGCAAAGGATAAATTTGCAAGAGAAGAAATGCAACAGTACGCACACGATTGTATTGGTGTTACTAAAAAAGTTGTACAAGATATTGTTGGGAATAAAAAATTAGAATGTGAAAGATATGTTGAGCATAAAGAAATGACTATGCTTAAACCTATTATTGGTCGTATAGATTATGAAACAGATGGAAACAAAAAATTATTTATAGAATTAAAAACTAAACCACCTAATATTAGAAAAGTTAAAAACAAAGAGGAGTGGAAAATGAGTTCACAACCTATTCCAACTGAACCTACGTTTGATAACTTAACACAGACTTCGTTTTACTATATGTGTACTAAGAAAATACCATTCTTAGTTTATGTTAATGATAAAGAACATATTGTGTTTGACCAATCACATGAGTTAATGAAGGCAGACTATCTGGAACACCTTTACTTTAAAATGTGTGAGAAGATTTTATTCTGGGAAAAGATGATTATGTTTTGCAAGGGTAATATACAAGAACTTGCAATGATGTGTGAACCACCAGATTTAAGTCATCCATTTTATTATAAAGACTTAGCTCCAGAACAATTACAATTAATAACTAACCTATGGGGAATGAAACATGAGTAAACAAGGAGAAAGCACAAGAGAAATAAAAAAGTTAAGTGAAGAAAATAAAATTTTATTAGAACAAATGGAATTTATTTTAACAAAAGGTACGTCTGAATTTTTAGCTAATGCTAGAGCTAAAATAGAAAAAAACAAACAAGATATAGAATCTTTAAAAAATATAGACAGGCAATATCAAAAAAAAATACAAGAAGCTAAGTCTATAAATAGATTAGATTCCATTGGTTGTAGTTCTGGTATGTTGATTAGTAAAAGAAGAGAACATCAATTTCAAAATCCTATTGATAGAGTTGCATATAGAGTTTCAGATAAAGAAAAATATTTAAAATATAAAGGTTTTAAAAACATAAACTAAAAGGAGAAACAATGAATAAGAAAAACATATACCAAAAATTGCACTCGGCTTGTATTGAAGCTGGTAGTGTTAAGAAAGCAGAGAAGGTAAAAGGGATGCACTTTAATCCTTTACTGCATGACGCAGTACAAGAAACTGCAACGCAATCATTATTGAATAATGGATTGTACCCAACTTGTAGCTACCTAACAGAAATAACAGATAAGAATATGGTCATGGTTGTATGTACTATGAAGGTGCATGATGTTGATGATCCAACACAATTTGTTTTAGTAGATGGTTGCTCGGCAATGGGTGGATTAGATAAGTTTGGTACGGGTCAAGCTATGTCATACTCAAGAAAGTATGCGTTCTTAAATCTGTTAAATCTTAAAACCGGTATTAAAGATGAGGATGGTTATGAAGCCAAACCCTTTAAACAAAATTCTGTAGAGAAATCTGCAGAACCTACATACATGGATGAAACTGTGAATGTAGATGAAATAAAAGATGAACTAAGAAATGCAAAATCTATACAAGGGTTAAATCTTGCCAAGAATAAGCATAGAGATAGTGTTCATTTTTTACTTAAAAACAATTTACGAGCATACAGACAGATAACTGATGTTGCTGAAACTCGTGAATTACAATTAAATAATGTTCAACAATAGTTGAAGATAACAAAGGAGATCACATGAGTGATGAAGTAATATGGATTAATGTAGTACCTAATCCAAATAAGACAGCAGACAATCAACCAGATTGGGTTGCACCTGCAAATCCTAACGCACCAGAGGGTAAGAAATGGACCATAGGTGTTAAGATAGGAGACAGTTGGCATAATCAAGCAGGTTGGAATACCAAAGCTGATAATGGAGAATTAACAGGGGGAATTACATTTAAGTTAACTCCTAATAGTTCTAGTGGAGTTCCACAATCAACAGAAAATAAAGGGTTTCCAAAAGCTCCTATTTCTGCTAACAAATCAGAGTATAAGTTTTAAGTAATTAAAATTTATATAGTCTTGGAGGGGTTTTTTCTTTCTTAGTTCCCTTTCGGTAGTTTTCCTCTCCAGGACACTAAAAAAAATATGGATAAAAAAATAACAGAGATAGATCAAGAAATTGAAAAAAAGATTGTTGATGAACGTCAAAAAGATTATGGCAATTATCAAGAAAACTTTATTATGTTGGCAGAGATGTTTACTATTATCTTAGCTGGTAATTTAAAAACACGAATTAAACCACACCAAGTAGGTCAATTAATGATGGGGTTAAAACTTTATAGATCTACCAAGAATTTTAAGGCGGATAACTATACAGATTTAAGTATATATAACAAGATGACTAGAGAGATACACAAAAAAGAGGTTGCCAAAAAGGATAAAGTATGACAAAATATACAAGAATCAAAAACGGAGAGTGTAGTTTTCAAATTATCGAAGATTTTGATTCAGCAGAAAAGGCTGCAAATCTTTCCAATGATGGGAGTAATGCAGAAGTAAAAATTGAGAATATTAAACTCGATTTTACAACAGTAAAAAAGGAGCATGATGGAAAACATCAAACTGCGTCTGCAAAAGCTAAAGGACCTTCAAGAGAAGAAACACAAGAAGTATCTGGAAGCGAAGTACAAAGCAAATAAGTATCAAAAAGATTCTTATAGATTGTTTTGGAAAATAGAACGGACAAAAGAAGAATTAATGACAGCAATATAGTCATTGGTTTAAGGGTTAAAAAAAACAAAGGAACTGTGAGGGGATTCTATGACTAAAAATATAAGGTTCAATGAGATTAAACTTGCAATGAAAGCTGGTCATTACGCAAATCTAAATAAAAGAGAAGATAAAATATATAAGAACGCATTTGTCAATGGTTATAAGTTAGCCAAAAAACATTTAAAACAAAATGAATATGACCTTGTTAAGATTGTAGGTTATTCTTTTTCATCTCCACAAAGAGCAACAATAGATAATATTATTAATTACATCTGTAAAAAATATGAAGTATCAAAGGTAGAATTGCTCGGCAAGAAAAGAACTTTAGATATTGTAAGATCAAGAAACATTATTCATAATTTATTAAATGAAAAATATAAAATGAATCTAACAAATATTGGTAGGTACTTTAAGCAAGATCATACTACAGTATTACATTCAATAAAAATGAAAGCTAACAAGAAAAGATATTGGTCAAAGGAACAAACTATATGGCAAGAGTTTCAAGAACTAAAAGAAGTGTTATAGGAATTAATTGGAATCTAAGATGCAGATTAAAAATAGAAAATTTAGAACATCAAGTAGATGATCTTAAATCTTATATAAAACAATTAGAAAGAAAAAATAAAAAATTACTTCTTAAAATTACTTAGCTGTCTTAGCTGCTCTTTTAAATTGTTTAGCAGTTGGTCTACCTTTTTGTCCTGGTTTACGCATTTTCTCTTTACTACCTGCTGCAATTCTTTTACGCTTCGCATGAATGTTTGCGTATAGTCCTTTTACTTTAGCCATTATTTTCTTTTTTTAGATTTAGACTTCATTATTTTTTTCTTCAAAGCTGAAGGCAAAGTTTTTTGCTTTGCTGTTAGTTTGCTTTTACCTTTTGATTTACCATACATAATTGTTTTCCTTTTGTTGTTTAATTTTTATCATACAATAGTTATCAAAACAACTACCATCTTTTCCATTGTGGCAAAACCTTTTTTTTTGTGCATTAATTATCCAACCACCCATATTAGAGGTTAATTCTTTATTACATACCTCACAATAACCACAAATTAATAATTGTTCCTTTGGTCTAACCCATGTTCTATTTTTTTTCATTATATAACTTCTCTTTTCTCACACATAAATCTAGTGTAAGCTCCATATTTATTTACAAATTCTGGAGTTAAATTAGATACAACTTCTTCTGAATATTTATATCCATAAACTGTACAATCATACATACTATTAAATTGTACTTGAGGTGTAGGAATAGCTTGGCACTTATTACCTGGTGTGGTGCTACACATCAGCATAATCAGAACAACAACTTTCATTTCTTATAACCAAGTCCTGTTTTTCTATTACTATATAATTTTTGCCATGACCAAGAACTTAATTTAGTTGAGTAATGATAAATAAATAATACTATTGCTTTCACTTTTTCTTTTTTTTCTTTTTGCAATTACAAAAATCAAAAGTTAAAACATCTTCTACTTTTTTAAATTGGTCATCTATCCAAGCAAAGAACTTATAAAATATTTTGTCTACCATTTTTTGCAACTCCAATATCTTGCACTTAATTTATTAGTTGCTGTAGCACATCTGTGTCTAGCACGAAAGGATTTTCTTCTAGCAGGATTAGATTTTCCAATAGTCATGTTGGCATCACCATATCTAATGAGCTTAACTTTATTGCCTGACTTAGCTAGTACCGCAAACTTTTTAGTTTTAGTTCTAGCATTTTTAGGTTTGTTATAACCTGCAAATTTTTCACCTCTATAATTTATAGCCATTATTTACTCATTAACCTATCCATGTGAGCATATATTCTACCCATCTGTTTGTCTATGTTTAGCAGTTCTTGCTGCAACATTCCAACTAAAGTTTGTAGTTCTACCAAAGTAATTAAAACCCATGTGGATAATCCCATTAAAATAGTGGCAACAAGTGGCAATAAAAATCTATAATTACTCTGTTTCATTGGTTGGCTTTGGTAAAGGTAAAATTATACTATCATCAGTTAAATACTTGGGTATTTTTAATTTCTTTTTAGGTTCTATAAACTTATCCCCCATTAAAGTAATGTCTGGATTTTCTTTTTTGTAGTCATCTTTTAAACTATCCCAAGCACTTCCAGAATCCTCTGGTCTGTTATTTATTTCTGTTGGAGTAACACCTCTACATTTAGATACCAATAATCTAAAGTTTTTGTTGTATGCAAGACTAGGATTATTATTAACTCTACCACACATTTTCATCAACTCTAGTTGTTGTTTAAGATCTACATTTTCTCTTATAGTCTTACAATCTACACCTAAATATTTTCTGTATGTAAAACTTAAATATTGTTGTTCGTTAGTGCTGTTGTCTGAGTAATTATAATCAGTATCACGTCTCTCTGTTCTTACTTCCATGTCACCACATCTTGCACCATACTCGTTAAGATATTCGTTTTTAGGATAAGCAGGTTCGGCAAAGAAAGCTAACATGGTTAACATTATAATAAGTATTGCGGTAAATCTGTAATCCATCCTCACTATCTCCATCCATAACTACCTATTCAAATCCTTAATATCGTAAGAATGTTCTCTTACTTGATCTGCTAAAGTTCTATATAAATTTTCTGCCATCTGCCATGTAGCTTCAGCAGAAGATAACCTTGTGTTCATTTCTGCAATTTTATCTTGAGCAAGAGTTAAATCTCTTTCAAGATTAACAATTTGTACTTCTGAATTATTAATTGTTGTTGTTAAATTTAAAACATATTTTACAGAAGTAAAACCCCCAACTACTATTGAAGCGACTACTGGTATAAATATAAAATTCTTTTTAAATAAATCTGCAATGTTCATTCACAAAATCCTCCAATAAACTGATTGCCATTTTTTAATAACCATTTATTAGATTGGTCATCATAGATAGCAATATCTTCCCTTACATCATCTATCGCTTGAAAACAATTCTTTTGTTTTGGTAGCGGCAAATACATAAGGTTTAGTTTACTGGAGACTGTAAACTCTGCTTGTGAGCTTAGTAAGATTATAATTAACTTACTCATCATCTTCCACCACCTTTGTAGCGTGTTTGTTTTTTTTGTCTTTTAGCTGATTTGTTTTGGCTTTTAGTGTGTACACCTGGTCTTTTCTTTGGCTTATCTCTTGGTACAAAGTGTGTAAACTTTTGCTTAGCCATTATATTTTTTTTCCCATATTTCTTTTTGAGTTAATCCTACCTCATCTTCTTTTATTTTTAATTTATGATCTATTTTATTTAAGTCTATTTCTTCAACTAAAGCATATCTATAAACTTTTTCTTTACCATCATTCCATTGAAAGTGTAATAGATGTTTTTTTTCAGTATAATTTTTAACAAGACCTATATCAAATGCTAAC